GGTGCGGCGCCTTGCGCGTGCGGCGGGCGGTCACAGCGACACCCCGGCCCGGGCGAGGTCGGCGGCGAGGGACGCGACGCGCTCAGCCTCGCGGGCGTCGTAGAAGGCCAGCACGCGCTCGGCCTGCGCGAGCTTCGCGGCGTCACCGCGCGTGCGGTACGTCTCGATCTGCAGCAGGAGGATCGCGCGGGGCGACGTGCGAGAGGCGGCGGGGAGGTCCTGGGGGCGGCGACGCATGGGCTGTCCTGGCGCCCCGGGGGTGAGGTCCGGGGGGCGAGGACCAGCTAATCACTATCGCGATAGTGTGTCAAGCAGCCGCAATCACTTTTGCGATAGCCCCTCGCCGGGAGGTGCTCACGGCGTCGAGGAACCACGCGGGAAAGCCGCGCGGGCGCGGGTAGGTGTGCGGCCACGCAAGGTCCGCGGTCGTCAACCAGGCGTCGGCCTCGGTCGCGTGCGTGAGCCCGCGGTGCCCGATCCACCAGTGGACCCGCTCGTGCTCGATGAGCAGGCCCGCGGACTCGTCGCAGAGCCCCGGGGGGATGTAGATCCGTCGGCCGCAGCACGCGCCGCAGCGCCGGGGGATCGCCGCCTCGAAGACCTCGAGCCCGTCGGCCTCGGCGCGCTGGACCGCGAGGTCGTGCGGGGGGCTCCCGTTGCGGCGCAGGGCGCGCAGCAGGGAACGGCGCTCGTGGCGCGTGAGCATCGGCACCCCGGCGACGCCATCGGCGCGGCCAAAGAGGATGGGCACCACGAAGCCCGGGAGCGTCCCAAGGTCCATGGCTCAGTCTACGGTGCGGCGCGCCTCGCCGTCACGGCCCGCAAGAAAACAGCGGATCGCGCGGAATGCTGGAGCTCCAGCGAATGTCAAGGCCTACCGGGACAGGCTATGTCACCCGCGGCGATACGGCCGGGCCGATGCCAGGGCTTCGGCGAGGCGGATCAGGAACGCCGGGGTGATGTGCTCCGGGGGCTCGCTGAGGGCGACGTCGGCGGTCACCTCGATCTGCGGGCGCGCGAGCATGGGCGACTCCTCGACCGCGCCCTCGAGGGCGGCGGCGTACTCGGGGTGATCCCCGAGGCGCTGGTAGGCGCGGGAGGCGTCGGCCACGGGGACCACGCGGCGCCCGTAGAGTTCATCGATGCTGCGCCCGGTGTGCGTCGCGATCCCGCCGAGGAGCTTCGGCCCCGCGCCACGGGCACCCGCGAGGAACTCCGACACGAGCGACTGCGTCACCCCGAAGGCCTTCGCCGCGCGGCTCGCGTTGCCCTGGAACTCCCCGTCCACGAGCTCGCGGACGATGCCCCGGAGCCGCTCGTTGTGCTCCCCGCTGAGGCTCTTGGAGTTCGTGGTCATGCGCGGAGCGTAGGACGGCAGCGCTTCACTATCGCGATGCGACGTGATCGTTGACACCCGTTCACTATCGCGATAGTGATTGCCTTCCATGGAACCTCACCCTCTTGGAGCTGCGCTCCTGAAGCAGTGGCGCGAGGCGCGCGGGGTCTTTCAGACCTCGATCGCCGACGCGCTCAACATCCGGCAGAACACCGTCAGCGAGTGGGAGAAGGGGTCGCGCCGACCCGACCTCCCCAACGCGCTTCGCCTCGAGCGCCACACCGACGGCAGCGTCGCGGCGACCTCGTGGGGGTACGCCCCCGAAGACGTCACGCGGTTCGTCGAGGACATGGCCCAGGTCGTGAGCTCGCGCGACGCCGTCGAGGACATCACGCCCGGCACCTCCGAGCGGGGCGCCGCGTGAGCCCGCCCACTCGGGAGGACATCGCCGCCGCCGCGCGGCGCATCACCGCGGACATCGCACTCCTGCGCGCCGCCGTCGAGGCCCGCAGCGGCGCTCCGGCCGCGCGCACCCTGCACGACCACGCCGCCGCCGGCGTCCACCAGCTGCTCGCCGCCACGGGGGTCTACCGTGGCTGACGCGCTGCTCGCCTGGTGCGCCGGGGTCTTCGCGATCTGCGGCGCCACGCTCGTGGCCGCAGGCCTGCACGCCGCAGGGAGCGCACTGCTCGGCGCGTCCATCGCCTGCACGGCGGCGGTGTGGGGCGGGCAGGGGCGGTGGTGGCCATGAGTCACGCGCTCTCTACGCGCGGGCACGCCCCGCGCGGTTACCAGAATCTTGACGCCCGCGTCGATTCTCTGTCGCGGCGCAGGCGCCCCACCGTGAGCGAGGAAAGCCTCGCGGCCCTGGTCGCGGCGCAGGCCCTCGCGTGGGTGGGGCCCGCGCACGGCTCGGCCCGCTGCGCCCGCGTGCTCGAGGTCACCCTCGACGGCGTGCGGGTGCGGCTGTGCGTCGAAGGCACCGAGCACACGGTGGTGCCCGTGTCGGCGTCCTGGACGCTGCGGGACGTGCCCGGGGACATCGTCACGGCGGGGGCGCTGTCGTGACCGTCGCGCTGCTGTTCCCGCTGGACCTGCCCGCGGCCCCGGGCCCCGTGCGCGTGCGCCCGCGGACCGAGAGCATGTTCCGCATCAGCAAGCGGCGCCTCGCCGTCCTCGCGTCCGAGATCCCCGTGCGGGAGCACCGCATCGGGCAGGGCCGTCCGCGGACGTGGGGCGGGTGCGTCGAGCGCGGCCTCGGCACGGAGCACCCGTGCCCGTTCGTGAGCTGCAAGCACCACCTCGCGGTGGACGTGAACCCGCTCAGCGGGAACATCAAGACGACCCACCCGGGCGAGGACCTCGACGCCCACGAGACGTGCTCGCTCGCGGTCGCAGAGCGCGGGGGCGTGACCCTCGACGGCGTGGCGCAGGCGCTCAACTGCACGCGCGAGCGCGCCCGCCAGCTAGAGGGCATCGCGCTCGCCAAGCTCCGCGCCGCCATGGTGGACGCGTGCGGCGTCGAGGGCGTGAACGACCTGCTCTCGGGGCTCGACGGTCCCGTGGACCTCACGATCTACGGGGACGGGCCGTGACGCGCGCCGTCACCGAGGCCGACGTCGACGCCCTGCTCGCGGCGGGGTGGGCGCCCTGCCCGCACCCGCGCACGTGGCGTGACCCGGCGACGGGCCGCGAGGTGCTCGATTGGCGCGCGCTCGCCATCGTGCGGCGGGAGCGGCAGCGGTGATGGAGCTGCGCCCGCACCAGACGCGCGCCATCGACGGCGTGCGCGACGCGTTCCGCCGTCACCGCCGCGTGCTGCTCGTGGCGCCCACGGGCTTCGGCAAGACCGCAGTGAGCGCGCAGCTCATCGCGTGGGCCGTGGCGCGCGGGCGCCGCGTGCTGTTCCTCGTGCACCGCCGCGAGATCGTGCTCGACACGCACCGCCGCCTCCCGGGCTCCGGGCTGGTGATGGCCGGCGAGCCCGTGACCGAGGCGCCCGTGCAGGTCGCGTCCATTCAAACCGTCGTGGCGCGCGAGCAGCACCCGCCCGCGGACCTCGTGGTGTGGGACGAGGCCCACCACTGCGACGCCGACACCTACCGCAGCGTGGCCGCGCAGTACCCGAAGGCGTGGCATCTCGGGCTCACGGCGACGCCGCAGCGGGCAGACGGCGCAGGGCTTCGCGACGCGTTCGACGAGATCGTGGTCGGCGCCACAGTGGCCGAGCTCGTCGAGGGCGGATACCTCGCGCCGGTCGACCTCGTGCACCCGCCGACGCGCCTGCGCGGGATCGCTGCGAACGCGGTGGACGCGTGGGTCGAGCACGCGGGCGGGCGCCCCACGGTGGCGTTCCACGCGACGGTCGCGGAGTCCCGGGCGTTCGTTGAGGGGATCGCCGCGCGCGGCATCGAGGCGCGGCACATCGACGGCGGCACGCGCACCCGCGAGCGCGACGACGCCCTGCGGCTCTTCGCGGCGGGGCGCGTCCAGGTGCTCAGCAACGCGTTCGTTCTCACCGAGGGGTGGGACTGCGCGCGCGCGGAGGTGTGCCTGCTCGCGCGGGGCTGCGGCTCGGACGCGACCTTTCTGCAGATGGTCGGCCGCGTGCGGCGCACGAAAAACCGCGCGCTGATCGTCGACCTCGCGGGCGTGGTGCACGAGCACGGGCACCCCGACGAGCCGCGCGAGTACACGCTCGACGGCATCCGGCGCCCGCGCTCGGACCGCCCCTGGATCACGCAGTGCCAGGCGTGCGGGTGCGTCGTCGAGGGGGCGAAGCGCGGGCTGCGCTGCCCCATGTGCGGCGGCGCGTGGCCCGTGCCGAAGCCCGTGCGCGTGCAGCGCGCGGCGCTCGGTGCGTCGGTGATCGTGCCGCGGGCGGTCAAAGACGCGCGCCTCGCGGAGCTGCTGCGCACGGCGCGCGAGCGCGGCTACCGCTCGGGGTGGGTCGGCGTGCGGTTCAAGGAAGAGTTCGGCCACTGGCCTGCGGGGATCCCGTCGGCGTTCGGCTCACAGCGGAGGGCGTCGTGACGAAGGAATCGGAGATTCAGGACGCGGTGCGCCTGCAGCTCGGACGCGAGCCCGGCGTGGTCCTGTGGCGCAACAACGTCGGCACCGCCGAGCACTGGACCCCGCGCGGCGTGCAGCGCGTGCGCTACGGCCTCGCGCCGGGGAGCGCGGACCTCGTCGGCATGGTCGACGGGCGGTTTTTTGCGCTGGAGCTCAAGGCTCCGGGCGGGCGCGTGGCCCCCGAGCAGGAGCAGTGGATGGCGCTGGTGCGCCGAGGCGGCGGCTTCGCCTGCGTGGTGCGCGGCGTGGACGAGGCGCGCGCCGCGGTCGAGCGCTGCAGGGCGGGGGGAGCGTCGTGAGCGACCAGCCCGACCTCTTCGCCGACCCGCTCCCGGCCCTCGCCGCGGGCGTCGCCGTCTCCGGCCCGCTCGTCGCCGTGGCTGTGCCCCGTCCACGCCGTAGGCACTGGACCCGCGTGTGGGCGCACGACGCCCCCGAGGCCACCTACGCCGCCCGCGAGGCCGTGCTGTGGATCGCGGAGCACCGCACCACCGCGGAGCCCCTCGCCGTGTGGCTGCGGCAGCTCCCTGCGATCCAGGGCCTGCGCCGCGACGCGACCCCCGTGCTCACGCAGGCCCGCGTGGTCCTCGCCCATTCCCGCAGCGGCGAGGACCACCCCGCCGTGCTCGCCGCTCTCGATGCCCTTCGCTCGCACGCCCCCCAGGAGTCGCCGTGATGACTGCCTCGTCGACCGCTCCCGCCAAGCTCTCCCGCATGGGGCGCTGCGCGATCAAGTACGCCGTGGACTACGGCTGGCGCGTGTTCCCGCTGCACTTCACCGACGACGCCGGGCTCTGCTCGTGCGGCAAGGCGGACTGCGGCGGGCCGGGCAAGCACCCCCGCACGCCCCGCGGGTGCCTCGACGCGTCCACGGACCCCGAGGCCATCCGCGCGTGGTGGACGCGCTGGCCTGACGCCAACGTCGGCATCGCCACGGGTCACGGCCTGGTCGTCATCGACGTGGACCCGCGCAGCGGGGGCGACGACGGCATGGTGGACCTCAAGCAGCGGCTCGGCGCTCTGCCCGACACCGTCGAGGCGCTCACGGGCGGCGGCGGGCGGCACGTCTACCTCTCCACGCCCGTCGAGGTCCGCAACTCGGCCGGCGTCCTCGCGCCCGGCGTCGACGTGCGCGGCGATGGGGGCTACGTCGTGGCGCCCCCGTCCACGCACGCCAGCGGGCGCACCTACGCGTGGGAGGTCACGTCGCGCCCCGACGAGGTCGAGCTCGCGCCCGTGCCGCAGGCGTGGCTCGACGCGATGACCGCGAGGCCCAAGCTCCGGGTGATCCCGGGCGCGAAGGGCGAGCCGTTCCCCGAGGGGCAGCGCAACGCGAGCTTGTACAAGCGCGCGTGCTCCATGCGTTCGGCGAGCTTCGATGAGCCCGCGATCCTCGCCGCGATCATGGCCGAGAACGACGCGCGGTGCGTTCCGCCCCTGGACCCGGCCGAGGTCAAAGCCATCGTCGCGAGCGCGTGCAAGCACCCCGAGGGGCACTCCGCGGAGGTCAAGGCGCGCATCGCGGCGCGCACGGCGGCGGCAGACGAGGGGCTCCCCGCGCCCGAGCCGAAGAACAGCACCGGCGAGTGGGAAACCGACCTCTACCGCACGCCCAAGGGTGCCGTGCGCAACACCTTCGCCAACCTCTGCGCCATCCTGCGCAACGCGGAGGAATACGGCCAGCGCCTGCGCTACAACGACATGATCATCGCCCCGACCCTCGACGGGCGGAAGCTCGAGGAGGCCGAGCTCGGGCTGATGCGCGAGGCCATCGAGCGGCGCTACGGGATCAGCCCCGGCGCCGACGCGCTCGCCCAGGCCCTGCTCGCCGTCGCGTGGGAGCGCCGCTACCACCCCGTGCGGGACTACCTCAACGGCGCCGTGTGGGACGGCGTCCCGCGGCTCGACACCGTGGCAGAGCGCATCCTTTCGGCCGAGCCCTCGCCCATCAACAACACCATGGTGCGCGCCTGGTTCGTCAGCGCCGTGGCCCGCGCCATGGACCCGGGCTGCAAGTGCGACACCTCCCTCGTGCTCGTCGGTGCGCAGGGCGCCCGCAAGTCCACCTTTTTCTCCGTGCTCGCCGGCGAGTGGTTCAGCGACACCGCTGTGGACATCGAGAACAAGGACGCGATGCTGCAGATCAACGGCGCCTGGATCTACGAGCTTGGCGAGATCGAGCACGTGACCGGGCGCGCGCACGCCGGGCGCATCAAGGCCTTCATCTCCTCGGCGAAGGACACGTTCCGCGCGCCCTTCCACCGCACGCTCTCGGCGTTCCCCCGGTCCAACGTGATCGTGGGCAGCACCAACGAAGACCAGTTCCTCAACGACCCCACGGGCTCGCGTCGCTTCCACTGCGTTCGCGTCGGGGCGCGCGTCGACATCGAGGCGCTCAAGGCCGAGCGCGATCAGCTCTGGGCTGAGGCCGTCGCCGCCTACCAGGCCCGCGAGGCGTGGTGGCTCACGCAGGAGGCCGAGGGCGCCCTGCGCGATGCGTCCGACGAGTTTCGCGTGGTCGACCCGTGGGAGGCGTCGATCGTGCGCTGGATCGAGGACCGCAACCCCGTCGACATGATGCGTCCGGTCACGACGCAGAGGATCCTTGTTGACGTGCTTGGGCTGCGCCTGCCGGACGTTGGGCAGCGCGAGTCCATGCGGGTGGCCGCGATCATGAAGCGCATCGGGTGGGCGAACCGCGTGGCGCGCATCGAGGGCGGCAAGCTCGCCCGCGTCTGGGAGGTCGGGGCGTGAGCCGGTTGTTACGGGTTACGCCCGATACACCCAATTCCCGTAAGTGGGGATCGCACTTCGAGGGATCACCCCTCCACTCCACCCCTATACGGGAGGTGTGGGTGTGTAACCCCTGTCACAACGCCTATAAACAAGGCAGTTACACTCTACATACATATACTGTAACAGGGTGTAACACTGTAACTACAGGCGTTTTCGTTCAAGCTCGGCCGTTAGCGACGCACGGAGCACGGAGTAAGCGCGGTCGCATGGTGTGCCGCGATGTGCGCCCGTGTAGGTGCGACGCACACCGAAGCGCACACAAGCGCACACCGAACGGCTGTTACACCCTGCCGTCGAGTGCCGAGGTGGACGCATGAGCCGCCCGCTTCTCGGACCTCCCGCGCGCCCTCTCCCGCCCTCGGACGCCCCCTCGCCCGTCCTGACCCGTCCGCGGGCACTGCAGGGCACGCCAGGGGCCGTCAGCCTCGCCCTCGTGGCCGTCGCAGCCGCGGACCAGTGGGCGCAGGGCGCGGGCCTCCCGGCACCCCGCGCGTGGGTGGCCCGGCGCATCCTCGCGGCGTGCGCCCGGGTGCAGCGGCGCCACCACGTGCTCGCCTCGGGCCATGCGCACGGCCGGGCCGTCGCCGCGCTGGACGCGATCGCCGACGGCGTGAACGCGTGCCCCGCGCCCACGAGGCCCGCGGTGCTCTGCGCCGTGCTGCTCGACCTGCTCAACGACCGCACCGAGGACGCGTTCCGCGCCGTGAGCGACGAGCTCACGCGGCTCGACCGGGAGCTGGTGCGGTCCCCTGACGCCGAGGCCGTGGGGGCGCGCATCGCGGAGGGGTTGCGGCGCGGATTGGACGGCGCGGCGTGAGTGACATAGGCTGTCCCTGCTAATCGCCTATGACGCGACCTGCGAAAATGACGCAACGCGGCAACGCAGCCGAAGCAACGGTTCCGCCGTCTGCGTCGGTGCAGCAGCGCCGCGCGTGGGTGGCGAAGCACCTGACGATGGGGCATCGCCCCGGCGCGGTGTGCGAGATGGGTGCCGCGCAGTTCGGCGTGCATCACCAGACCATCGTCGAAGACCTTGCCGCGATCCGTGACCAGTGGGCCGCGGAGGCCGAGGCCGAGCGCCCGCGCGCCCGGGAGGAGATGCTCGCGCGCATCGACGCCGCCACCGTGGACGCGACCAACGCGGCCGACCGCGCGCGGCTGCTCAAGCTCCGCGCCGAGGTGCAGGGCCTCGTGGGGCCGCGCAACGTTGCCATCGCCGTAGCGAGCGCCGAGGCGCTGTCCGAGGAGGAGATCCGTGAGCGAGCCGCTGCCACTCTCCGCCGAGCTCGCGAACGAGCTGTTGGCGGAGTGGGATCACCTGACGGCGGCTGAGCGCCGCGCCCTGCACCAGCTCATCGAGGCCGCACGTGCGCTCGAGGAGCCCACGGGCCTGCTCGACTTCGTGCCGCGCCTCTCGCGTGGGTACGAGCGCCCGTCGCACCTCGCCGCCGTGGCGAGCCTGTTCGAGCGCGCGTTCGCCGGCGAGCCGGTGTTCGCCTGCGTGAGCGTGCCGCCGCGCCACGGCAAGACGGAGATGATCCTGGCGGCGCTCGCGTGGTGGCTCTCGCGCCGCCCCGAGGACGCCCTGGGGTACGTGAGCTACGCGAGCGCGTTCGCGGAGTCGAAGAGCCTGCGGGCGCGCGACTTCGCCACGTCGCAGGGGGTGAAGCTCCACCCGGCGCGGAGCACACTCGCCGAATGGCGCACGACGTCCGGCGGGGGCGTGCTCGCCACGGGCATCGGCGGTCCCCTTACCGGGCAGGGCGTGCGCCTGGCGGTGGTGGACGATCCCGTCAAGAACCGCGAGGAGGCCGAGTCGGCGCTCATCCGCCAGCGCACGTGGGATTGGTTCACCTCAACCCTGTGGACGCGCATCGAGCCCGAGGGGTCGTGCATCGTGGTGCACACCCGCTGGCACGAGGACGACCTGATCGGGCGCCTCGCGCGCGGTGACATGGGCGCGGCGGCGCGGTGGGAGGTGGTGAACCTCCCGGCCATTGACGACGCCGGTGCGCCGCTGTGGCCCTCGCGGTGGCCCGTGCCCGAGCTCGCGAAGAAGCGCGCCGCGAACGAGTACGACTGGCACTCCCTGTTCATGGGCGCGCCGCGCGCTCGAGGTGGCGAGGTCTTCCGCGCGCCCGCGCGCTACGCGGCCCCCGACCTGCACGGCGCACGCCTCGTGCTCGCGGTCGACCCCGCGGGCACCGAGGGCACGCGCTCGGATTGGACCGTGGCCGTCGCGCTCGCGGTGCGCGGTGCGGGGCTGTCGCTGCGGGCTGACGTGGTGGACGTGCTGCGCCTGCGTGCGGAGCCCGGCGAGGCCGCGCGGGAGCTCGTCGCGTGGCAGCAGCGGCACGGGATGGCGCCCATGCACATCGAGGCGAGCCGCGACGGCAAGAGCATCGCGAAGGCCCTGCGGGCGATGCAGCCCGGCCTACGCCTGACGGAGCTGGCGCCGCGGGGCGACAAGTTCGTGCGCGCGCAGCCGGTGGCGACGGCGTGGAACGAGGGGCGCGTGCGCGTGCCCGCGTCGTCCCAGGGCGCGCCGTGGCTCGGGCCGTTCCTCGACGTGGTGTGCCGGTTCACGGGCGTGAGCGACCGCCACGACGACGACGTGGACGCGCTGGCCTACGCCTGGACCGCGGGGAGCGGCGCGACACACACCGGCTTCAACCGCTAGCCCATCCCCGGAGCTAACCGCCCGATCCCGCACGGAAACCCGCGCGTGTTTTGACATACTCTGTCACGCCGTGGCACGCTTCACCCGCCGTGTCCTCTTTGACCACCGCGACCGACCTGATCACGCGCCTTCGCGCGCGCCACGAGGGCCACGACGGCCCCCTCGGCGCCGCGCATTGGCGGCTGGTCGACGACGCGATCGAGGGCGCGGGCGGCTTCCTCGCGGGCCTGCGCGACCTGCGCGTGTTCGACCACGGCGTGAACGGCACGGTCCCCTCGGGGCGTGTGCGTCAGGTGCGGGACGGCGAGACGTACCTCGTGCAGTTCGGCCGCGAGACGGTCGACGACTTCACGGGGCGCGTCGAGGTCACGACCTACGACAACCACGTTGCGCCGGTGGCGCGGGCCTACCAGGGCCACATGCGCGCCACGTCGCCCGTGCGTCAGACGACCATCGACGCGGTGCAGGCGTTCTGGTCCGACCCCGACGAGGGGCTCGGCGACGTGGACGCGTGGGTGGCGGTGGGCTCGTCGGCTGCGCTGCGCCACGGGTGGGCCGCGTGCCTGATCGACCGTCCCGAGGGTGAGCGGCCGGCGACCACGCCGGGCACGGTGGGCCGATGGCTTGACCCGCGCGAGGTGGCCGATTGGGAGCTTGACGAGCGCGGGCGGTTCGCGTGGGTGAAGCTCATCTCGCGGCGCGAGACGCGCGACCCGGTGACGGGCACGGAGGCGGAGACCGAAACGGTCACGATCTGGACCGCCGCGCATTGGCGCCGCTTCGACCTGCGCGAAGTCTCCGAGAAGTGGGTCATCGAGGGCGACACCGGCGAGGTGCCGCACACGCTCGGCCGCGTGCCGGTGGCGGTGCTGCGGTGGGTGCCGACGTCGCGTCCGCGCGACCTGCTCGCGCCCTCGGTGCTCTCCGGGAGCGTGGCTGCGGCGCTGGAGCTGTTCAACGTGCGGTCGGAGCTACGCGCCATCGAGCGCGACTGCGTGTTCCCGATCCTCACGGTGCAGACCGATGACCCGTCGAGCGTCGAGGGGTCGAAGGTCGGCACGCGCTCGGGGATGACCTACCCGACCAACGCGTCAGGCCCCGCGTTCATCGCGCCCGACGCCGCGGTCACGGTGCACTACGGCGCGCGCACCGAGGAGCTCACCACGCGGATCTACGAGGCCGCGTACCAGGAGCGTCCCTCGGCGCAGACCCAGGCGCCCGAGTCGGGCGTGTCGCGCGGCTATCGCTACCGGCAGATGTCGGGGCTTCTCGTCGTGGCCGCAGAGCAGCACGAGGCCTTCGAGCGCGACGTCGTGTCGATCCTCGCGGCGTGGGACGGCGCCGACGCCTCGGCGTGGCAGGCCGCGACGACGATCAACTACCCGCGCAGGTTCGACCCGCAGGCGCCAGAGGAGCTCGCGGATACGGGCATGGCCGTGCTCAAGGAGCGCGCGCAGCTCGTGCCCGAGATGGCGGCGCAGGCGCGTCTCATGATCGCGCAGGCGCTGTTCCCGCGGCTGGCGCCCGAGGACGCGCGGCGGCTGGAGAACGAGCTCGCGGCGCTCGCCGCCCGTGAGCGCGCGGCGTTCGCACAGAGCCAAGCGCAGCAGACTTCCGACGCCGCGATCACTGCGGCGGTGAACGACCTCCCGGCACCCGCGCCGGGGGAGTTCGTGCCTTCCCTCGCGGGGCCAACGGCCGGGGACACGACCCCGGCGGGAGCGTGATTCGTGGATGAGCAGCAGCAGCAGGCGCCCGAGGCGTCGCCCGCACCCGAGAAGACCCTGACGCAGAGCGAGGTCAACGCGATCCTCGCGCGCGAGACGCGCAAGCTCCGTGCGACCTTCGAGCCCGCGGTGGCCGAGGCCGAGTCGCTCAAGGCGCGGCTCGCGGAGATCGAGGCCGACCGCGCACGCGCCGAGGAGGCCAAGCTCTCGGCGACGCAGCGCGCGGATCTGGAGCGCAAGCGCGAGCGCGAGGCGTTTGAGAAGCGCATCGGGGAGCTCGACACGCTGAGCAAGACCGAGCGCCAGAAGCGCCATGCGCTGCTGATCCGCGCCGAGGCGTCGGGCCGCATGAACGCGGTGGCGTCCAAGCTTTTCAACCCCGCGCTCGCCACCGCGGCGATGCGGGAGGTCACGGACCGCCTGCGCGTCGAGGTCGACGAGCAAGGCAACGAGCACGTGGTGGCGGTGATGGGCTCCGAGCAAGACCGCGAGCCGCTGACGACCGCGTGGGAGAAGATCGAGCGGGACCACCTGGCCCCGTTCTTCAAGGCCGCGGGCGGCGCCGGTGCAGCCCACGGCGGTGGCGGGAGCGCGGGTGGTCGGTCCGCGTTTGCCGGGATGTCTCCGACCGAGAAGATCGCGGCGTCCCTCAAGGGTCGCTGAGCGGCGGCGGGCCATGTCTCCCGCCCCGAAGAACCAGGAGCACACGTCATGGCCCTCTCTCTCGTCGAACTGCTGAAGCTCTCCAACAACCCGCTGATTCAGGGCGTGATCGAGAACATCGTTACGTCTGATCAGCTCGTGGCGAACCTGCCGCTGGTGCCGGTCCGCGGGAAGTCCTTCGACTTCAACCGCGAGAAGGCGCTCCCCGCGGTGTCGAAGCCCTCGCCCGGCGCGACGATCAGCGTGACCGACGCGCTCACGTTCTCGCGCGTGTCGGCGTACTGCCGCTCGCTCGTGGTCGACCAGGCCATCAACACCCTCGACGCCGCGCAGACCTCGATGGCGAACGCCAAGGCGATCGCGATCTCGAAGGCGTCGAAGTCGATCGGCCGCACGTACGGCGACGACATCATCACCGGCAACGCGAACTGGACCGTGACCGTCGCCGAGCTCGGTTCGTCCGGCGCGTCCGGCGCGACCATCGTGGTGGGCCCCGGCCACGATCCCGCGCTCGGCCCCGGCCTCATCAAGTACACGCACTCGGGCACGACCGTGCAGTACAAGGCCCCGGGCGATTCGGAATACGGCACCGCGGTGACCTACGCGACGGCGGTGAAGGTCTACTCCTCGAACGAGGACAAGTGGGTCACGGTCACCCTCGCCGGCACGCTCTCGGCGAACGGCACCACGGTGTTCACGTTCGCGCCGACCTCGAGCACGACCGAGGTGGACGGCCTGCTGCGGCTCATCACCAGCGGGCAGACCGTGAGCTCCTCGGGCTCCAACGGCGACGCCATCGCGCTCGCCACGCTCGACCAGCTCGCCGACCTCGTGAAGGTGGGCCGGGGCAAGGCCTACGTCATGAACAGCCGCACGCGCCGCAGCGTGATGGCGCTCCTGCGCGCCC